ACAGAAGGTGTAATTATGGTGTTTCATAATCCGAAAGTTGACTCGGTTACCGATCCTGGAAATCCCACTCCTGGTGGTTTGCAAGCTCAGGTTACTGTTACTAAGACTTATCACTATGCCGAGACTAGTACTTCAGTTGATTCGATTGGTGTTTAATAAAAGTTTATTAAGTTGATTCGTCTTCGAATAGCTTCATGATCATTGAATGGTTGAGTATTACAGGTGAACCATTTTTCGATGTTTGCGGGTATTTTGACTGTTCCATATCGTACATGTATGGATCTTGGCTCGAATCTGTCAACGAGATGGATTTGTGCTAGTAATGGCATGTGTGCGAACAGCATGTCATCGAAGATGATTGACTTGTGTTGTGGTCCAAGTTGTTTAAGGTCGTCAATGTGGGATACGAATAAAGCTGGTTTAGCTGCTTTTCGTTTTGCGTAAACAGTTTTTCCAAATCCGCTTGGTCCGATAATAACGTTTGATTTGAAGTCGACATTTGGTTGAAACCACTCCATACGCATGTCGTAGTGTCCTGCAATTTCGTCTGCTTCATTAATGGTAGTATCCACCTTTCGTGTGGAATCCCAGGCTTCTTTTGCATATTGGAAAGAGATTTTCTTTTTTCTGCATATTTCGAAGTACTCGTCATGGTTATTTTGATTCGCGATTTCATATAGGTTGTCAAGTTCGATTGATCCGTATTCAATAAAGTTATTGTCCTTTTTGATATATTTGTTCCATTCTTCATCGTTTCTGGTAATTTGGATGTTAGGGTGATGTTGTTTGAAGTCGAAATATGATTCATTTTTGATATCTTTTTTTTTAGAATATTTTAGGTGACAATGTAAATGAGGATTAGTGTCTTGGTGATGTTCTTCGGATATGCAGATGTATTCGATATTACGTTCAAGTTTGAAGTGGTCGAGTAGCTCTTCTTTGGTTATACCAGTTGATTGAGGATAAGTTAACGAGAAGGATTTTCCTTGAGCTCTGAATACCATAAAGTTGTGAAATTTGAAGAGGTATTTATAGATATTTTAATCAATCTGATAATCAGTTTAATCTACTATATTTGGAATATCAGATCTGTGAAGATTTGATGGCTTAGCTTAGGAAGTTAGGGGTTAGGAAGTTAGGGATGAAGTTCCAGGGTAGACTATAAACTCTTTTTATAGTAGAGGATTAGAGGATTTCCTCTCCTATATAACGCCCCCATTAATATTACAGGGGGCGTTATGGCCTACGGAGTTATACGTAGAAGTGCACGGCAGATTGGTCGTTACAGACCAGGAATGTATAAAACTGCTTGGAAAGCTGGTCAAGTTGTTGGAAAGTATGTCAAGAATTATTATAAAAATCGGTCTGCTGCGGGTTCGGCTTCGTCTGCCAAGGCGAAGACTGTTGGCTCTCTTAGTGAGCAGCGTGATGTTACTACTTTGTATCGTAGGAAGCGTGCTCCTCGGTATGTTAGACGTGCTGCTAGAAAGTTTAATAAGAAAGTCTTGTATAGTATTGACAAGACTCAAGGAATGAAGACTTGTATTATACAAGCATCCTCGCAAGTTAATGCGAGTCCTACATCTTTTAATAGTGGACAGTCTACTGTAGGAGTTACTATGTATGGATATGCTACCAACAATTATTCTGCTAATACTGATCCATGGAATGGTGATGCAAGTTGGATATTTGCTCGTGAAAATGGATCATATCCTACTACTGCTGATGCAACGAGAAAGTTGAGATTTAGATCGTGTACTATGAATTTTAGTGTTCAGAACACTTATGATGAAGGATTATATATGGATTTGTATTTTGTTATTTGTAGAAGCAACAATGGATCTACTGCTGATCCTGTGATTGAGTGGAATCAAGCTATTAATGCTCAAGGAATTGGCAATATGACTAGTGCTATAACTAGTTCCAATTATTATCAAGTGACACCGTTTGATAGTGGCAATTTTGGCAGATTTTGGTTAATTAAGTCTAGGAAAAGGGTGTTTATGCAGCCTACTGAAATTTATTCGTTTCAGATGCGTGATGCAGGGAATTATGTATTGCAAATGAGTGATATGTTTGATCTGAAGGCTAAGAAGAATGTCACAGAAGGTGTAATTATGGTGTTTCATAATCCGAAAGTTGACTCGGTTACCGATCCTGGAAATCCCACTCCTGGTGGTTTGCAAGCTCAGGTTACTGTTACTAAGACTTATCACTAT